TTGACATCAATGTCCATTTCCAGCATATCAATCATAGACTTAGCAACTTCAGGCTCAGTCAACCGAGTGAGGTGCATTTGTAGGGCGTCTTCCGGGTCTACAATTTCCGGGGGTCTCTCCCAAGGAAACTTGCCGGGAGATTGAGTGAGGGACTCTCCGGGAATGGGTGCATCAAACATTTTCATTTACGTTCTCCCAAAGAATTTCTGAAAGCGGGTTACATACTGTGGGACAGTAAGGTACCCATCATCTGCATTACCAGCAGTCTTCATAGGTTGACCGGAAAACCAGACTGATACAGCATCTTCCCAAGTGCCGTGCTTATCGTATGAAGCTTGAAGCCTAGACTCTGCCACTTTGTCTTGAGCCGCTTTGTCAGATAAAAACTCTTCAATGGTGTAAGCTCTACCGAGAATTTCTTCAGTCCACGAAGGGATGTTTTTTCCCATCACTTGGTACTTACCATAAGCACGATCACCTGCATACATACCCTCTTCGACAACGGGGCCAACAGCTTTGTAGTTGCCTGAACTTTCAGTCATACCTAAGGCTTCTCTTGCCCTACCTACATCACCTTCTACAGGTGAGCCAATTTCCTTGTCAGTTTGAAAGTTCATACGACCAACATACTCTGCCACTATAGCAGGAGACTCGGGAGTTGTCGAGTTCTTTTTCTCTTCAGCCTTGGCGTCCTTTTCCTCTTTACTCCTAAGAGCACCAGCCAAACCAGTGAACAGACCACCACCCTCTCGTGGTTTTACAAACCCTTCATGAGACCGAACAGTTTGGATTTTCTTTCGGGCCGGAAGATCAACAGGTTCAGTATTGCTGCCAGCAGGTTTCATGCTGTCCCTAAGTTTCTTGTAGTATTTTGAGTAATCCATTATTTGCTCCTTAACCGAACAAGAACTTGCCAGCAAGATATCCAAGACCTTCCATCATAGCACCCTTTTGTTCCGCCTTAATTCCCATCATCTGCATTTGCATTTCTTTTTCTGCAAGCAGAAGGCTCAAGGCTCGGTCCTTTTGAGACTCGGCAGAAGTGAAGGCGAAGGTCATAAGATCACGCTCTTTTTGCAGGAGGTGGTCTAGTGCACGAGAGGTCATGCCGTTTGCTTGACGAGCATTTTCAAGGTTGGCTTCGTTCTGGGCAGCAGTATTAATTGTGGCAATATTCTGATACCACTGAGCATTAGCTTGTGCAATGATCAAATCATTCTGAGCATTGAACTGGAACCTCTGAGCTTCTAGACCAGCATTGAACTTCTCGACTGCATTGGTTTCACCAGCATTGAACATACTGATCGAGTTGATTTGTTCAGCATTGAACCTACTTACCGTAGTCTGCATATCAGCCAAGAATTGTTTGACTTGGTTTTCGCTGGCAGCATTGAACTGTTTAGCTGCATTGTCAGCAGCCTGATCGCTGAAGATTGAGGCCATCCTCTGTTGAGTCTTCAAGATTACAGCCTGTTGTTCGTTGTTCAGATTTTGCATCTCGAACTCGGCAACAGTCCTAGCATCCTGAGAGGCAATGGGGAGAGCGGCCTGCATAGCAGCAAGGGTAATGGCTTCCGCTGCCATACTGGAAGCACCTAGACCACGGGAGGCCATAGCCGCAGAAGCAGCCCTCATAGCCCCCGAAGCCCACGGAGGAGTTCCGTTGTCAAAGTCTTTCATCAACTCTTCAAGTTGGCCTTGAACAGTTCCTGCTTTTGATACAGTGGCAGTAGCAGCTTGTACCCCAGAGAGAGCAGCGTCCATCGCTTCCTTACTCTTAGTAGCGTCCATTGTGGAGGCATCAAAAGGTGCAGCAGCTTGGGCTTGTGCAGTTGTCCCTACAGTGGTGGCATCCGCAGTCGTAGCTTGAGTGATTTGACCAGTACCTTGAGCAACAGACTGGTTGGTTTGTGGAGTAATCTGAGCAACCTGAGTGGGAGTTACTTGAGACGTGGGGTCAGCCAAAGCATCCTTAACCACCTGCTGTGCGCTGGCAGTTGTAGCCGCAGCTTCCTGAGCATCCATTTTGGCTTGCAAACTTAGGGCGTCCAGTTGCTTTTGCGTCAACCCGCTTGTGCTGGTAGGCAGAACAACAGGAGGTTTAGCCCCCGCTCCTGCACCAGTTGGAGCCGTTCCCGGAAGTACATGAGGAGCAGGAGATGGACCTACACCAGTACCATCATCCCTAGCAGCACCACCTTCTGCAAACCCCTTAGGTTTGTTAAGTCTTGACTGTGCAACTTGGGATAGTTTGTTAAGCTTAGACATGGCTTGAGGACTCGCAGAAATGAACTTTGCCATCTCTTCTGAGTTCATGCCCCCAGAGTAACCCATCTTTTGAAGAAGGGTATACTCTTGCTCCGGGGTAAATCCTGCGAACTTTTTCATTGATTGCCTCTATTATTACACACCAAGGAACTTCCAGCGGACAAAAGCTCTGCCAAGGTCAAAGGTATTAGTGCCCGTAGTATCTAGTCTAATGCCGTCAATAGAACCTGCTAGAGAAATAGCCCCACCACCATGACCCACAGTGGACGTTTCACCCCTGAAGACATGGTTGGACACCCAGTAGTTAGTGCCGGGAATACGGTTCAGGGTCATCTTACCGTAAGCCCCATCAGCAGCAGTAGACAGGTTCATGATAAAGCCTGCGGTGCTGTTGACAACTGCGTTACCGCCTGAAGTAAACCCGCCGCCAGCAGAGACATATCCAGTAGTCACAAAGGCTGCGGATACTGAGAGTTGAACGAGAAGGTCGTCCGTACCACTAAGACCAACGTTATCGAAGATAATGTCGATTTCATGGACACCGACAGGGATACCCGTAAAGTCAATGTTAGAGCCTGAAGTAGTGTTGGTAGGACCAATCTCCCCAAACTTCCCATCAAAGTAACCCTTAACCGCCGCAGAGGTTGGGATGGTTGTATCATTGTCGTTGCTGGCAATGTCATCGGCTTCAGTAACCAAAGTGGCAGCAGCAATTTCAGAAGTAGTAATGCCCGAAGCAGCAACAGTCGGGTTGCCACTAACGCCGTTACCATTGGAAACGCTGATACCAGCACCAGCAGTGATAGTTCTTTCGGCATAGGTAGCCGCAGCAGTCCTAGCAACCAAGCCGGTGGAGGCTAGTGCAGAGAGTGCAGTCAGGTCAGCATCAGTGGCTTGCTTACTATCAATCTGAGTTTGGATAGCAGAAGTAACGCCAGCCAACCTGTTGATTTCAGCCGTGGTTGGGGTAGCACCAGCCAGCTTGTTAAGTTCTGCACCAGTTGCAGTAATCGTAGTACCACCAAGAATGAAAGTCCCTGTACGAAGGGAGCCATCAAAGAACCCATCCTTCCACGAGAAGGAAGCGCTGCCGAAGTCTCTGGTGTTATCCCCGTCAGGAAGAATATTGGAAGGGACAGCAGTCCACGGAATGCTGGCAACGCCCGTAACAAACGAGAGTACACCTGCACCGTTGGTTTGAAGGAATTGACCAGAAGTGCCATCAGCCGTTGGGTGGCTGATACCATCAATCACAACTTTGCCTGTTCCGTTAGGGGTTAGGTTGATATTACCATTCGTATCAGTGGAAATAATGGTATTTCCGTTGATGTTGATGTTGTCGATCTGAGCTTCAGTTGCTGGAGAGCTAACACCAATGGTCACAGCGTCAATTGTGCCACCATTGATATCAGCCGTATCAGCAACAAGGGCGTCAATGTTTGCAGTCCCATCAACCCACAGGTTTCTCCACTCTGCCCCAGTTTTACCTAGGTCATAGGTGTCGTCTGTCTTTGGATACCAAGCAGTACCATCTCCAATGTATTCCTGCGCGGGGCCAACAAGGGTGATAGACCCACCCTCAGCAGCAGTACCATCATGAGTGTGCCCACTCGTGGCAAAGGCAGCTTGGATTGCATCGAACTCCCCATCAAGGTCAGAGGCGTTGATCACGTTCCCAGTTGCAATGTTATTGGAGGTGTCATTCCTGACGTAACCAGTTCCCATGTTATTTCCTATCCTCTGTAGAATGCTCTAGCAAGATCGTGTCAATTACGAAGGGTGGCCCTCCGTCAAACTCATATTGGAACGAGATGGTAAAGAAGCTCCCCGTCACCATAGTCTTAATCACTGTCTCAGGCAAACCCCCAAAAGTAGAACTGCCGTAAGTGGATGAACCATAAAAAGAAAAGCTACCACCACCAGTCAGATCAAGCGAGTTGGGTTGGATTTCCCCCGGTTCATCGAAGTTATATTTGAGGGTAATCGTACCATCCACCGAACCCTCGGGGTCCAGATAAGTACTGACCTTGTAAGCTGTCTTCCTGATCTTGGGATCGTTTACTGAGATAAAGGGAGTGTAGAACTTGGCAGTGATGGCAATTGTGTCAAATGTACTACCACTATCCAAGCGATAAGCATACCCATCATCGTTGACGAAAAGTGCAACTTCTTCCAAATCAACGTAGGTGGAGCTTGCTCGATAAGCTCTGATCCCCTTAGTAGTTGACCATTTGAACGATTGACCGTTCTGGTCAGCAACCTGCACACCGATAAATCCAGATTCGTTCTCCCTGAGTCCACCGGGAGTAAACCTCATCAACCTGTACTGAAGCTTTTCCCTGAGGATGACAGAACAATAACTGTTGGTTGTAGTGATAAACTCCGTCACATCTTCGTGAATATTACGACTGGCGAGTGCAATCGAAAAGTCACCGATACGTTCAGTAGCACCCAAGAACCTAAAACCATCAGGCCCCAAGAACATAATGTCCCCACCAACTTCCTGAATGGTGTCAGCAACCACACAACCAAGCTTGTCAGTGATCGTCGTTAGTTCATAATTAGCAGCAGCAGAACCAGTCAGCTTATGGATACTGTCTTCACAGAAAATGATTAACTGTTCACGGAACACAATCATCCCCGTCACATTAGAGGGGAGACGGAAAGTCCCACCACCACTACCCGGAGTAAAATCTGTACGGCTGAACGGAGCAGAGAAAACAACAAAGTCTCCAACCGCAAAGAAGAGAGAATCTTTAAAGGCTACAACATGGCTGGCTGCAACAATATCATTGGACCCCTGCACCGTCTCATAAGTCTCGTTCTCCAAAACAACGGAGGGGTTGCCTGAGTTACCAACAATAGCTAAGTTTTCGCTGCCATCAAAGTTGAACATGGAGAATCGTACTTTGGTGTAGCCAGACAGGTCACTGTTCAGGAATGTCACAGCAGCGTTATCCGCAGGGCTGGAAGCCAAAGACGGGTTGATGCTAAGGGTACATGCCCCTGCCGTAACTGTAGGCTCAGCAAGTACCGTATAGACCTTCTCGATACCAGCAACAGTAAAGGTATCCCCCACTTGAGGGACGTAAGTGCTACTAGTAATCCCATCTACAGCAAGAGTAGCACCAGTCTGACCGGCACCATTCACCAACACAGTGCCGTAAGTCGGGGTATTGACCTTGGACCAAGCAGTACCAGCACTTTTCCACAGCAGGCCATCACGGAAGGCATAAGCATCATTTAGAGAAGGATGATAGAAGATGCCTTCAACTTGAGCAGTAGAGTTGCTCCACGTAATAACGGCCTTGTCAGCAGGGCTGGAGGCTAGGGCAGGGGTAATGGTAAGAGTAGCCGAATTGTTCGTGCCGGAGAAAGAGATAACAGTTGCAGTGTAAGTCCCAGAGACACCCGCGATAGTAAACGTACTGTTGACAGCAGGCTCAGTCAGAAGATTGGCGACAAGCAGTGTAGTACCAGTTTGGCCGCTGCCTTGAACCCTAGTGTCCCCGTGCTTGGGAATAAAGGAGTCACTGAACTTGGAGTATCCATTGATACGCCTGTACCCACCCTCAATAGAGCGTTCAAAGTTTTCGAGCCTCCTTGCGGAACCCGGAAGTTTGATACCTTGTTGGAGTCTGGAAAGGTTAGAGACCAGACCTTCACCAAGTTCTATGGGGTATGTTTCCCAAGCTGTGGGCATTATTATGTCCTAAGGGTGAGGGGGGTGCGAGGTTGATCAACTCGACCATCACGCATACTATCATACTTGTTAATATACATACTGCGAAATCTGTCAATCTGTTGATTGAACTTATTCCAAATTCTATCGGCAGACTCCAAGTCTCCACGGAAAAGATAGATGTTGTACATGGCCCCGTCAATGATGGAGTTCCTGAACTCCTCTGGCATGGTAGGAACATCACTATACAGATTCAGGTCTGACGGTGCAGCAAAGTATTCATAGACCAGTTCATAAGCTTGGTCGGGGATGGGCCACACACCATACTCTTTATTCAAAGCTTGAAAGACATGAGTAGGAAGAGCACGAATACCCGTACTGGTATTATACTCATCATCTACACGTTTGTCCAGAAATTCTTCATAGCTTATACGAATGAGTTTAGTGGTCCTGTTCCCAAAAGTATCATTCCTCTTGATACGGAAAGTGTTGTAGTTGACCACCTTCATGTTATCGGGGAGTGGGTATCTATTTTCACCAGCAGTAAACGTATCTTCCTGCTCAATGTGGTTGAAGTCCCAGTGGTGCTCCCTCACATTAACATGACGAATAGCAGAGTTAACCGCTTCCTTTGCAGTATCATAGAACCCTACCGCGCTGGCAAAGTTAGCTGAAGTCAACTTAGTCTCGTTGACACGAGCACAAACATCATTTACTAACCCGAGAAAGTTGTAAGCCATTACAGTTCCCTCACATTCAGTCTCAGAGTTCGATCAGAACTATTACCAGAATCGAACGTAATTCTGCACACGATACGATAAGTAACTCCAACTGTACCAGCAGAAAGTTGAATAGTGGCTACAGTACTGGAGTTGGATTGTACACCAGCCGTAAGACCATTGACCGTAGTTCCTTGGGGAAATGCAGTCAGAACCCCGGAAGCATTGTAGACATACCAAGTAACCGAGCTAATCGTGCTCGTGTCAAGGAAGCGGGACCAGTCTACAGAATAGGGAAGGTTAGAGTTAGGGTCTTTGGGAGGCCAGTTATACATCTTCTATCCTATGTTGATACTTCTATTCGATTGTTTCGGCCCAACAGTGGGCTTAGGCCGGAAAGGCACCCAGACAATTCTATTCTCAGGTTCAATGATCGCCATGTATTTAGGGTTCATATGATCTGAGTTAGCAATTATCTGAAGTGTGGGCGCGTATCCTTGTACAGTGATTTGACCAGTTGTGGTTTCAGCAAGAGTAGTCCCACCAGCAGAGGCATCGGGAGCCTGACCTTGGACGGTAATAACGCCCGTACCGGGATTTGCTAAAACACTTGCAGAAGAGGTAACACCTAGACCTTGTACACTTACCGAACCTTTACCAGCATCTGCATTTACACTTGTATCGACAGAGGCTGTAACTAGCAGACCTTGAAGGGTTACTACACCTACACCAACACTTACAACAACACTAGCCGAAGCTGTAGGAGCTTGCCCTTGAACATCTACAGAACCTTTGCCGGGTAAAGCAGGAGCATCGACAAAGGCTGTAACTGCAAGACCTTGAACATCGACCGTCCCCTTACCAGAATCAGCGGTAACTCCAGCAGATGAAGTGGGTGCTACACCAGCTACATCGACAGAACCTTTACCTGAGTTGGCAGTGGCATCTCCACCACCCGCAGCGGGACGAAGAACAGCATGAGCAGCGACCCAAGAATCTGTAGCTGCGTTAGTGGTGCCAGACCAAGCCGCAGGGTCGAAAGCTCCAGAAGTCCAGTCAGTCTTTGTACCAGCACCACCTTGACCCCTTCGAGACGTACCACCAGCATTGGTAACAGAAACAAAGTTGGTTATGTCTCCTGGGGCAGTAGGTCCGGTAGGTGATGTACCTTCAGTAGCTCCAGCATAGAAAGTAACTGGCCATGCTCCAGCAGTAGATGGAGTGTTTGACGGGGGGTTAGCTAAGTTTCCATTGGTACCACTACCAACGGTTGTGGCAACATCTTCGGGAGTAGTGTTGTCAACCCCGGAGAAAACCATTGCAAGGGCAAAGGCCCCGTTTGTAGCAGTGCCATTGACAACTATAACAGCCGAAGTATCTGGGGTTCCCCCCATAACTTTTCTGAACAACCCGGCGTTAGCGTCAGCAGTATCATTAGCACGTTGGTCAGCTAGTTCAGTATAACCTGCCGTACTCATCGAAACATTATCGTCTACTGTGGCAGCACGACCACCATAGACATACACAACGTCACCAGCTAAGGCAGCAGAGCCACTACCACCAGTTAAGGCGGTGAGGTCAAGAGTTAAGTTAGTGGTTTCATTTTCTGCGGTTACAGCACCGCGAAATCCAATTGCCACTTTTTAATCCTACCTAAAAGTGAAATGGGGGATTATTTCCCCCACCTCTTCCACAACGCTACTGAGGCCAGAGTCGAAGAAACGATACCAGCCAGAGGGCCTGCCACCTCGTACAGATTGACAGGGTGCAGGAGAAAGTCTCCAGTCAAAGGATTAAACTCTGCAATCCCCATAGCGGAGAGGGCAGTAGCACCTAGACATAGAACATACGTTACAAGACGTACAATAGTCCAGTTCACGGAAACCTCCTTAAGTTGCACTCAGAGGAATAACAAGGCCAGTGTTCAGGTCGATGTTTTCCTCCCAAACCGAGATGCGGGAACTGGGGGCGTAAAGAATTTTCGGGTTGCCACCAGCTTTTTGGAAGCGGTTACGACGATACTGGATCGAACCAATCCACAGGGGGGAGTTTTTAGTCGCGACTTGGATACCGAAACTAACCGGGTTAGCGTGTAGGAACTTATTATCTTCGTAGAAGATATTATCAAATCTGTTACCAACTTTGTAGGACTCAATTCGGTTCAGGTTATTGATACCTGATTGGTCAGAGACATTAGCATACTGCCAATCAACAAAGTTCTTTCTGAAATGGGTATCCCCAAAAGAGGCCATTGCAGTGTGTGCATCGGAGTGGGGAGCACCACCACGGTAAGTGGCAAAACCAATCTTGTTTTCTTCAACAACACACAAACCAGAAGTCTTGAAGGCATCTTGAGATAGCCCCTCAATCTTCCACCTACGAATCAGGCCAGCGATGCCAGCATTCTCTTGCTTGAACACCATAGAGGCAGCACAATCCAGCACATCAATGTGCTCCATACCCTCAAACCCACCACCGGGTTGGCAGTGAATAAGGGGCATACTCCCCACACCACCGGCAAAACGAATGTTACCAAGGTAGCCACAGTGAGAGTTAAAGACAAGTCGGCGATTACCAAAATCCCAACCAGCATCATCATATAGATCGCCAGTAAAACTATTAAAAGTAATGGTAGTCGCAGTGACACTAATACCAGCAGGAAGTTGGTCAACACCAGCCACCTTCATACCACCCACTTCTGAAACAATGCCACAAGGAGTAGCTCCAGTACCAAGTCCGTCTACAAGTTCTTCAGTAGTCATAGGAGTCTCCGGGATGGGGGTAGGAACCGGCACAGGGTCCGGTACAGGTGTAGGGTCTGGCACCGTAGCACCAGACACCTCGTCCAAAATGGCCTGAGCCATTAATTTAATCTTGTTCAGATCAGCCATTACTTCTCCTTACGAAGTGGCAGCGGTTACAGTGAAGACACCAGAAGCGTTGATGGTCACAGAGAAAGTGCCCGAGGAACTGGAGAGAGAACCACCACCTGTGTCAAGGTTGACATAGCAGAGTGGGATATCAGTCGCAGCAAGGGAACCGTTGGCATCAGCGTCTTTGACAATCACAGCATACTTGGCGGTAATGGTCGAAGAGATCCACGATTGATCATCGCAATCGAAGGTAATTACGTTGGTAGCACGGGTAGAGGTAACAGTAAGAAGTTTACCGTGGGTAGAATAACCACCACCAGCAGCAACTTCGTTCGCAGAAATATCATCCCAAGCATCATGCGTACCTTGGTTTGGAGTATAGCTAGAAGTTACAAGAACCATCCTGAAAGTGCTGGAGTCAAGGTCCAAGTTACTTTCAAGAAGTTGTTCAAGTGCATGACCAAAGACAACCCAGTTTCCGGCAGCCATTATGTATCTCCTTTAGACACGAAAAGCCACCCTGAGGTGGCGAGGCAGATTAGTATAAGTGGGACCAGAAAATCCAGCCCCACTCAATTGTCATGTTAGGCGAGTTGGTCGCGGTCAACTTCGTCAGCAGCTTTACTCACACCGAAACCGTCGATATCCCAGAGGATCATCCACACACGAACCTTGCCACCCGTAGGCGCAGTCGTCGCAGTAGCGATCAGTAGATCGAGAGTATCAGCAGTACCACCGTTGATCACCGGCTGGTAGGCAGCAGGTGCTTGAGCGTAGGCACCGACAGCAGCAGCATCGAAGTCAAAGCCATCAACAAAGTTGTCAGCTTCAACGCCGGTAATGCCGAGGTCGAGAGTCACGTCCGAGGAACCACCCACGTTCGCGGTAATCACTTCGAGACCAGCAAAGGCCACGAGCATGTTCGCCGGAATGTTCAGGCACTCGATAACGTCAGCCGCAGCAAGGGCGGAACCCTTGGCAGTGGCCGCAGCAGCAAAGTCAATCGTAACTTCCGAGTAGTAGGATTTACGACTCGGATTGCCAAGACCACCAACGGGGCGGTCAAGAGTAGTAATGGTAGCCATTTTCTATTCTCCTTACGCTGCGTTGTATTTGGCAGTAACAAGAGCCTCGGGACGCAAAATCTTGCGGCCATACAGGTGCATACCACGGACGATATCAGCGAACGAGTCCGGGTCACGGTACGATTCAGTCTTGTTGATCTGCTCAGCAGTAGCGACAGCCGAGTCATGACCAGCAACAATCACACCGTAGTTCGAGTTCTGGTTGGCAGTACCCGTAGTACCCGCGCCCGTACCCACTTTCGGCAGGTTGTTCGAGATGTACACACGGAACCCACCGATATTCACCGGGGAGTCGCCATTACGAAGAGCACCCGATTGACCCCAATCAGCATTGAGGAAACGCGAGTCTTCGTCAGCCAGAAGTTCTTTCATCACCGGGTCAATGACCAGCCAACGACCTTCAGCCGGAACGAATTGTTGATCCAGCAGACGGGCCATACGGTTGAACACCATGACCGGAGAAGCAGTTGCAGTCGGGAGAGCAGTGGCACCGGGCAGACGAGCAGCAACCGGGATCGAGTGATCGCCAGCCGAAGCAGTCGTGATGTTACCAAAGTCACCCTTCTTGAGCTTCATCGAAGAAAGAAGTTCGTCAGAACCGGCAGTCGAAATGGCTTTGGTGCCACTGACAGTCGTGTTCACAGTGTCAGCTTGGGTATGCAGAGTCGTTTGAGCATAACCAGACAGGTAGCCAAGGCATTCTTGGTCATACTGGTCAGCCAGACGGTAGGCAGCGCGGTTCGTAGCAAGGGCAAGGAAGCCAACGTGCGAATGCGCAGTTTCAATGTCGTCAGTCTTGAAAGCGAAATAGTTCGCTTTGTTGATCACGAGTTGGAAGTCTTCGTCATCAAGGTCTTGGGGAACAATCTGGGTGCCACGGGCATAAGCCGAGACCGAGACTTCCGGTTCTTTGATGATGCGAACAGTGTCGCCTTGGTTAGCGATTTCGCCGAAGTCAGTGTTGTTAACGTAGAGATTTTACTCTTCTACTTCTTTGGGTTCTTGTTTCCCCAAAGCTCGGACTATATCATCATCCACTTTAAAGTTAGGATGCTTCGCACTCTTGCGAAATACAAATTTCATAGCAGGAGAAATCTTATACATCATCGACGGTATCACATGATCCTGAATAGTGTGGACCAGAGATAGCGTAGCTTGAGTAGCTCCACCTATGTCATACTTGCCTTTACTGAGGTATGTCTTAGCATCAATACCAAACTTGGTTGATAGCCATTCGACAATCCAGTCTGCTTGCTCTTTATCTGTTAGTTGAGTACAGATTGAAAAGTTAAGGGAGGTAATCTCCCCTTGCTTATTCTTGTTATGGTTCATGGAACCATCGTCCATGTACCATAGAGCTAAGCTGTTGGCATCAAGATAAGAAAGGGCTTGTCCAGTAATTCTCTTTTTCTTATCGTCTGAGTACAGAACTCTGTGCATCTGACGAAAGTAGGGGTTGGTTTTTGCAACCCGCCATCCCGGATACGTTTTACCAGTAGCTTTCAGTGTATGAGATACACTAGAAATTTTTGGCTTGTTGCCACCAAAGACCTTGAGGATCAAGTTGGCTTTGTATTCGAGATAATCTTTTTGGTCTGGTCCATGTCCAATAATCAGTTCAGCGTGTTCGTAGGGGTATTTTCCGTCCTTAAGACGGAGACGATAGCTGATATGACCATCTCCAATTGCCAGCCCATAGAGGACTGCTCTATCTTTCTTGTTCATGTTCAATCATCCTGTGCTAAAAGCTGGAATCGGTATTTGTATTTCGTAGTCTCTGAACCTTCCCCTCTCGGGGCTTGGCTGCTGATTCCCATTTCAGGGTTCCAGCAATTCACGAAGTTTTCGATAGGCATTACTGCCTAAAGGATCACGTATGTTTAATCACTGTTACTAATATCCATCACAACCGACTTCTTACGAAGTGCAAGCTGGACTTTCTTAGAGTAGATTACTGGGGAGAAGTTACCGTTCGGATCGTGACTGGGAAAC